ATCAGGGCTATCTGGCGGTAGACCGGCAGCACGGGGAACAGGTCGGCGGTTTCGACGGTCTGCTCGCCGATCCGGTAGGGATAGGCCCGCCGAAACATGCGAACTTCGGTGGTCGTGAAGTTGACCATCATACCGGCGCCTTCGGGGGCGTCGTCGCCATCCTCCCAGGCATACTCCTGGTCGGTGACGACGCGCACCGGCGCGTCGGGGTCAATGGTGGTGAAGAGGCACACCGGCCACCCCTTGCGGTCGGTGGACGTGGACTTCACGAGCTGGGCGTAGTCGAACAGCTTGAAGCGCCCCGGCTTGCGCAGGTAGCCGATGACCTGCCCGGTAGCTTCCGGGATAAACAAATTCGACGCGCTAGGAAACCTTGGCGTGGTCATGACTTACACCTCTCTGCTGCCGACATTGAATGTTGGTTGCGTAGTTGGGATAATCCTCTTCCCAGCACCACCAAGGAACCTAACAATGCCTTCCGGTTATGGGCGCAGGAACCTTCCTTGTTCCAAATGCGGCCGAATCTTCTATGTGAACAATTCCTTCAGGGCCGGCGTTTTTCGCTGTCCTGACTGCCCATTGCGATGCTGTGTTTGTGGCGCTGATATTCCGCGCGGCAATCCGCGACAGGGAAGAACGCGCCGCTGCGCACGCTGTAGCGCGCTGAAGGCGCGCGAGGACAGGAGGCTGCCGCGCACGCAATTCATCTACGCGCGAAGTCTTGCAAAGAATCGTGGTCTTGAATGGCGCCTGACTGAGATCGAATATCTGACCCTGCGCTCGCTCCCCTGCCATTACTGTGGCTTCACACTGCCGCCGACTGGCATGGGGATTGACAGAATGGACTTCACGATTGGTTATGCTGTCGGCAACGTGGTTCCGTGTTGCACGGAATGCAACCTTGCGAAGAATTCGAGTTTCACCTACGCGGAGATGCTGCTGCTTGGCCGCATCATTGGAGAAATTAAAGCCAAGCGCCAAGCAAACAGCGAGAGCCACGAGACACGTCTCGGCTGTCCCCGGAAGTATTAGCCACTTGACCACAACAACACCCCAGACGAAAAAAGGAGCCGCCGGATCGAATCCGACAGCCCCCAAACCGGCTGCGGTGAGTTTGGCCACCTTCGGGGGTAATTACTCCCCTATGGCCGTTTCAGACGGCCGCCGGATACGCCGGCGGCTCCCGAAAGTCGCTTAGTCTCGCGGTCCCCAGACGGGCTGAACCGTGATAATGCTGCCGCTGACCCCCGCCTCCAGCGCCCGCGCGCCAACCTGCTGCCCCGCCGTGGCGGTGACACCGTGGCCGCTGGCATCGCTTGTCAGCATGTCGCCGGCCGCGACCGTGCCGCCCAGCTGCAAGGGCGCTTCCTTCTCCGGCGGCTGGTAGACCTTGAAGTTCTCGCCCGCGACGGCGATATTGCCGTCGTCCAGGCCACCATAGGGCGGGTAGCGCGTGCCGGCGCCGCTGATGCCGACGATGGGCGTCGACGTGCCGGACGCGAGCAGGTATTGCGCGTCGGCGGTTGTGCTGCGAACAACGAAGCTGCTTGGCGTGATGTTACCGCCTGCGGTCCCGGTCATGGTTAAACCCTCTCTCGGTACGTGATTCTTGCGCCTTACGCGAACTCGGGCGCCACGTTGGACGGCGCCACGGTCAGGGCCGCCGCGCCCTTGCCGCTCACCTGGACGACCTTCGCGCCGGGCTTGCCGGCGGCATACGCCTCGGCCTCTTCCTCGGTCACGAAGCCGCGGCGCATCCGGTCGCCGTCGCGGACGCCCCACTCGTCATCGGGACCGACGGGCCGCTTCTTCGGCGGCGCGGGGGCGGCAACTTCGGGCGTCGGCTCCCCGGCGTCTTCCATCGACAGGAAAACGTCGGTGAAGCGCCAGACCATGCGGGCGTTCTCGCGGCACTCCAACTCGCTGCCCAGGCCGCCATGCCGCTGGACGTAGGCGGACAGGATGGCGAGGGCTGCCTGGCGGCGGAATGCCTTATGGTCGCTGCCGTAGCCCGCATCGTGCCCGGCGAGTTTTTCCGCCTCCGCCTGCGAGCCGATTTTCGTTTGCACCTTCTCCGCCATGTCGTCTCCCATTGCAGTTTGGTTTCGCCCCGCCTCAGTAGGGCGCGTAGTAACCGCAGGCGTTGATTACGTCGGCATTCGTACCGTTGGCGTCGTAGATCAGCAGCGGGTCGCCCTGATGGATGGCGCTGAATTCGGCCACAAGGTAGTCTTGCAGCACGCCCTGCACGGACGCCTTGGTCGCGTACTGGAAGGCCGCCTGCCCCGTCGCCGGGTCAAGGAGCGTACCGGCCGTACTGCCGAAGTAGAACAGCGGGGCGCCGGCTAGAATGGCGCCGCCCGCGCGATTGGGCGTGCCCGTTGTCAGCGTTAGGGACGAGTTGAACGTTCCGCTGGCGATGGTGTCGAACTGCCACGTCCCATCGGCCAGTTGATAGCACACGTTGAGATTCGTGCCGCTGATCGCGGCGTCGGCAACCTGACCGGGGAACAGGGCGCCGGCCGTCGGGTATTTGTAGTTCGTGGAGTATACGCCCGGATCGTCGAACAGGCCCGTCGAAGAGGCGCCGCTGCCATTGGGAATGGCGGTCGTGTTCTTCGCCAATCCAGCCGGGAAGTAGGTCCAGTTGAGCGGGCGGAAGATATAAATCGTGTGCGCCGTGGCTCCGGACAGCACTTGAATCGATGTGATCTTGGTCACGCCGAAGCGCGGCGCCGTCAGCCAGTTGGCATGCGTCGCTACCGGAGCGCTGCTTAGCAGCGGCGCGTACGACGCCAGGGCATTGAAGAGATAGGGCGGGTTATTCCCGCCAGGGCCGTCGTAGGGCGGAATCAGGCCGGTGAAGGCCGTGCCGCCGGCGGCGGTCAAACCCTGGACGTTCCAGGTTCCCAGCACCATTCCCGGTTCCATGTTCGGCCCCTCGTGTCAGATCGTGTCTCTCGGATCGCCCCGGTCGCCCCGCCTCACGCCTTCAGCGCCAGCTTGGCCGCCTCTTCCCACGACTTGCCTTCGCGCATGTACTGCTGGGCCACTTCCAACCGCTGCTCGGTCATGACCGGCGCGCCGCCCGGCTCCGTCACCGTCGGCAGCATTTGCTGGCTGGCCTTCACCGGGTCTTGCTGGTAGTTCTGGCGGATTTCCGCCATGCGCTCCTGCGCCTCGGCTTCGGTCATCCTGGCGAAGCGCTGGACCTCCTTGCCCGCGTCCTTGAAGTAGAAGCCCTCGCCGTTGAGCTGGGCGACGTACTTCTCGGCCTGCGCCGTGGCCCGTTCGCTGCGGAGGCGTTCGCGCTCGGCGGCAAAGGATTCCTTTTCGCTGGTGAGCGACTTCACGTCGGCCTCCAGCTTCGCGTACTGGATCAGGAGTTGGTTGACGGCGGCATTATCCACACGTTCCCTCTCTTCCTCTTTCTTCTCTTCTTTCTTGGCCGGCTCCGGCGGGGCGCCATTGGTCGGGCTGGGCATCGCCGGGGCAGGTGATCCGGGCGCCGGTGCGGCCGGTTGCGGCGCGGCGAACTTCATATACATCTCATCGAACTTCGGGTACTTGGCACTCATGCAGCGCATCATCTTTTCCGTGAACTCGTGATCCTCGCCGTCCTTGGCCGCGTCGGGCTGCGCCACTGGTTCGATCATCGTGTCGGCCATGTTCAGAGACTCCATCGCGTAGCAGTAGTAATCCCGACCGCCCGTTTGAGCATAAATCACGGCGCCCAAATCCAGCGCAGGTGGACGGCGCAAAAGCGCGACCCGCTCCACGTCCTCCGAATCCGGGTAGTATTCGGCCGAGCGAAAGGGATACGTCTTGTAGCCGTCGCGCTCGTCCTCGTAGATTTCCCGGCGGATATACTCGTCGTACTTGAGCGCGATTTCCGACCCGTCGCCGAACGGCTCAATCTCGTAGTTGATGCCCCAACCCCAGATTGGCGGCTGCGCCGATTCCGGCGTGGCCGGGTCCGGCAGCGTGTGGCCGGGCGTCAGGGCAATCGGTTTGCCGGTCTTGTGAAAGCGGTCAAGGGCGTTGCCGAGGATCACTTTCAGCTGGTTCGCATCGACCTTGACGGTTTTTTTCGTGCCGTTTTTCAGCGTGACTTGCCGTTCGTGCGGTTTGAAGATGGCAACGCGCTTGGCGCCCGGTGAATACTTTGTCGGGTCTTGCAGCTCGGCCAGAGTCGGGGTTGCCGCGTCCGTCATGGAGGCGATAGTACGCGGCGGGAAGTGTGGAAAGGAAAGGTGGACGGGAAAATAGGAAAGACCGCCGCCCGCTTTCGGGATGCCCGCTCACGCTTGCGCGCGTCGGGCCTTCGGGGGCGGCGGTGTGAACGTCTTTAGAAATTCCTGGACCTGCTTCATCCCGGACGGCGAAAGATGGATATATACCGATTCGTCACCGGGAACGAGGAAACCACTCTGGTAAGCCTCGATCAGCTGCGGGCCGGTCATGTAGATTTCGCGTGGCGAAACAAGGCTGGTTTCGTCGAGTATCGAGTACTTCAATTCCTCTAAAGCGTGGCGCAAGTCGTGTGCCATATCTTCCTCAACTTTCCCAGCACTTCGCCTTCTTTTCCTTGTGGACCGGGCACAGGTGTTTCTGGTCGGCTCCAGAGAAAAGACAAATGCGGTTTGCACTTCGCCTTTATTTTACATGCTTGACTGAGATTCCGGGAGCCGTCTTGTGATCGCCGCCCTCGCCGCGCACACGGAGGTTGTCCCACACCCACGCCCCTTTCGACTGCGCCTGCACGAACGACATCGCCATCTCCTCCGTGATCGGCTCGTAAATGTACACCGAGCCGTTCAGGAACTCCAGCATCAACTTCTGGTCGTCGATGAAATACTGAGCCGATGCCACGTTCGTTGAATGGACGATGAGCAATTCCTGGTCGTACAGGAACCCTTCGACCTCCGCGCCGGTCAGCATCGACCACTTGGCGATGTTCTCCGCCGACAGGTCGCGCTTGCCCTCCTCCGTACTGCCCACGCCGATGCCGCGATGACCGGCGCCGCGCTCTTGCGAGCCGTACCGCTTGCGCTGCGGCTTGCCGGCGTTGCCGCCCGGCTTACCGCCCAGACCCAGCCAATCGAGGATGCCCATAGCTGCTTTAGCCTCCGCAGTGCTTCAGGTAGGCGGCATGAAAGTGGGGATACGCCCTGGCGAAGGCGTCGTGGACTTTCGCGTAAAATGCCGGCTCGATGCCTTCGGGAATCTCGTCATCG